TAAAACTCATTTTGATATCTTTATTTATATTCTTGATTATCTAGGCGGTGAAACCGAAGATACCATAGTCCGAGAACAGATCATAAAACGGTTGATAGATTTTAATTTTACTAATCCTAAATATCCCTATTTTAAATTTGAATCACTTATAAAAGATGACCAGGAAGCAAAGGCTAAGATTGCCAAGATGTTAGTTGATGGTGGCCTGATTAATCCGGAAGAGGAGTGGGTCCGGGAATTCCTTAAGATCCCAGCCAAAGAAGAAGGGATAATTTTACCTGAACCCAAACCTAAAGGCGGGGGCTTTGCAGAAGATTATCAGGCCGGGCTAAAAAGGCAGACTAATCAATATGAAAAAAAATGTAATTTTACCCGGATAATAAAAAATCTTGATGAATGGGAAGCAAAGGCTAAAGAGGATCTTGTAAAAATTATAACTAAGCAAAAAGAATCCCTTAAAAAAGATATTTTAAAAAGAAAGATTATTGAAACTAATTCGGCTTCACAAATTGAAAAGATTCAGCTATCTTATGTCGGAGAATTAAAAACCAAAATACAGGAATATCTAAGAGATTTATGGCAATATGGCCGGGAAGAGGTAAAAAGCGAACTGGGTAAGATGAAATTTGTCGATATAGTCCCCGGGTTACCGCCTAAAAAAGCCCTGCAATATTTAAATAATAAATCTTTTTGGATTGCTGGGGTGGTAAGAGATAGTGTCTTAAAAGAAGCAAGGGCAATTTTATATAACGGTTTAAAAGGCGGGGCCACTACCCCAGAGATAATGTTTCAATTGGATGGATTTTTTAAAGAATATATCGGGACTACTGCAATAGAAATAAAAACCGGGAGAGAATTAACTCCCTGGCACCTTGAAAATGTAGTAAGAACCAATTTTAGCGATGCTTACAATGAGGGGCGCTGGGCCATGATGAACGATCCGGATGTAGGGGATTTTGTACCGGCAGTAGCCTATTCCTCTGTTATGGATGATCGGACTACCGAGATTTGTGAGCGGTTGGATGGTCAGGTATTTGAAAAGGGCGATCCTGATTTAGCCAGGATAAAACCACCTAATCATTATGAGTGCAGGGGAACTCTGGTCCCAGTAACTAAATATGAAAAATTTACCCCGATATCCCGGGAAAGGAAAGCGGGGATCATGGCTATAAAACCTAAAAATTTTGTAAATTTAGAAGGAGATGAGTTATATGCCTTACAAATATCCGAGTAATATCCCGGAAGGGATAAAAAGTTTACCGGCTGAAGCCCAGAAAACCTGGATTGATATTTTTAATAATGCCTGGGAACAGTACAAAGATAGAGCTGAAAGAGAAGGTTTGGCCAATGCTACAGCCTGGGCGGGCTTGAAAAAAGCAGGGTGGAAAAAAGACAAAGAGGGTAACTGGATTAAAACCGAAACACAGGGGAATCTAAACGCTATGGAATTGGCAATATTGGAAGCCTATTCCCAGACTTATGAATTAAAAGATGTCGAGGTATTTGGCACCGGGGAATGGAATAAGCATAAAATAACTGATAAGGATATTGACGATATTGTAAATGGCACTAATGAAATAATTGATAAATTAAAGCCAAGAGTAAAATTGGGCCACAATGACAAGCAAGATCTATTAAGAAAAACGGGGCTCCCGGCTGGCGGTTGGATCACTAAATTAAAAAGGGTAGGGGATAAAATTTTAGTTAACATAAAGGAAGTGCCTAAAGTATTATATCAATTAATCAAAAATGGAGCATATAAGAGGATATCAAGCGAAATTTTATATGATTATACCGAGCCCAGCACCAAAAAGAAATATAATAAGGTCCTTTCAGCCATCGCTTTTTTAGGTGCTGATCTACCGGCAGTAACCAATTTAAAAGATATTGCTGCCTTATATGATTTTAATGAGGATGCCAATTTAATTATATATCAAAAAGCAGAAAAATATAATTGTGAATGTATTAAATGTGGTTATAAAATGACCAGTGATAAGCATTGTAATGAAATAAAATGTCCCGAATGTGGTGGCCAAATGAGAAGGGTTGAGAGGCCTGGACCGGGGCAATCACATATAGAAAAAACCAAAGAAAAGGAGACTTATATCATGCCAAACGGAATCAAGATCACTGAAGTAGAAGGTAAGAAATTTGTCGCAGTGGAAGATTACGAGAAAATCGAGAAGGAGAAGGAAGCATCAGATAAGGAAAAGGAAGAAGCCAAAGGATTCAAGGAGAAGTTTGAAACCGAAGAGAAAAAATCCAAAGAAGCAGAAGAAAAGCTAAACAAAATCTCTAAGGAAAAAAGAGACTCCGAAATTAAAACCTTTATTGATGATCACTGCTCCGATAAAGACATGCGTTTTCTACCTAAGCAGAAAGAAGTTTTGATGGCTCTTGTAGAGTCCACTTCTGATGAGAAAAAAATTAAATTTACGGTAGATGACAAAGAGACCAAACTTTCACAGCGGGAATTACTGGAAAAATTTATCGAACTTCAACCAAATTTCTCTGATTCCATTTTTGCTGAATTAAGCAAGGGTGAAGAGGAAGAGGAAAAAGGCAAAGATAAATTAACTCCAGAAGAAAAGAAAGTCCAGAAATATATGGCTGAAAATAAAGGCGTAAGCTATAGAGACGCTGTCTTAGCTGTTCTGGATTCTACTGAAGAAAAAAAGAAAAAATAAAAATAAAAATAAAATTGGAAAGAGGTGTTAAATAATGTCTCAAGCTGCCGGTGTTTTAGATTTAACTTTTAAAGCTGGTGCAGCCTTAACTGATAATCAATACCATTTTGTAAAATGTGATGGGGCTAGTGGTGTTGTCGTTTGTGGTGTTGCCAAGGAGCTTTCTACTGGAATTTTACAGAATGCTCCCGCTGACACTAAAGCTGCCAGAGTAAGATTATTAGGTACAAGTAAATTGGTTATGGGTGGAGCATGCAGTGAAAATGCACTCTTAACTCCTGATGCTAACGGACACGGAGTATTAGCAAATACAGATAAAGATTATGTCGGAGCAATAGCTCTGGAAGCTTCCGGGGGTGCAGATGAAATAATAGAAGTTTTGATTACTAAATTGCATCTTATTGTTGGTGCTTAATAAATAATTTATAAAAGAATCGAGGTGAAAATTAAATGCCAGAACCAGGAAATGTTCATACTGATAAAATTTTAACTAATATCTCGATAATGTACCGTAATGCGGCCTATGTCGGAACAGAAATAATGCCGATTGTACCGGTTAAAAAGAAATCGGATATATATTATATATATAATTCTAAGGCTGATCGGTTTAGGATTCCCAAAACTTTGAGGGCTCCTAGATCCGAGTCAAGAACCGTAGATTGGGAAGTAACCACTGATGGTTATGTCTGTGATGAGCATGCTTTAAATGATTTAATTGATGATATAGAAAGAGATAATGCCGATAAACCTATAAACCCTGAAGTAGATACCGTAGAATTTTTAACTGATATTATTCAATTAAGTTTGGAGATGAGGATCAAAACTATATTAGAATCAAGTTTATCTGCCAATGCTCCAAGCGTTGAATGGGGTACTTATGATACCTCTGATCCAATAGCTGATATTGAAACCGGAAAGAATGCTATACATGCAGTAATTTTCAAAGAGCCAAATGTATTGCTATTAGGAAAGGCTGTTTATGATAAGTTAAAACACCATCCCAAAATTTTGGATCGGATTAAATATGTCCAAAAAGGAGTAGTTACCGCTGAACTTATGGCCAGTGTATTTGAGGTGGAAAAGGTAATCGTCGGTAAAGCTGGATATAATACCGCCAAAGAAGGTAAGACTGCGGTTTTATCTTATCTCTGGGGTAAGAATGCCATATTGGCTTATGTAGAACCTAAACCTGGATTAAAAAAATTCTCTTTAGGTTATACCCTCCAATCTAAAAAATTTCAAACCAGAAGGGCAAGAATAGAAACAAAACATAGTGATTGGTTTGAAGTAGGCGATGTAGAAACCGAAAAAATGATTTGTGCTGCCTGCGGATATAGAATATCCCCAGCAATAACTTAATAAATAAAATTATGAGGGGGAGAATTATGTTCTCTCCCTCTAATAATAGGAGATTTAAATGGCTTTTTGTGAAGATACTGATGTTTTAACTAATTTGAATATATCAGCAACCGAAGTACCTTCTGCACTTTTAGCTAAGGCTATTATTAAAGCCGATGCAGAGATAAGAGCAGCTTTTTCATCTGATCTATTGGCTGCCCTTGACGCTTTAGAGACTACCCCGGCTATTATAAAATCTTTGGCTGAGGATATTGCTTCTTATTTTGTAATGAGGGGTCTGTATTCAGGAAGATCACCGAGCATAAATGAATGGATCGATAAATATAAAGAGGCAATAAAGGCCCTTGAAAAGATTGCTGAAGGTACTTTGCAGATCGAGGGTATTACTTTAAAAGTGGGGAATGTTCAATCTTCTACCAAAGATTATAAACGGACTTTCGATGAAAGGGATGAGACTAACTGGGAAACCGATTCTAATAAGATAGAGGATTTGGCTAATGACTAACGGAGCATTAATTAGTTATGAGATAAAAAACGATGAGAAGGTAAAGGCTCTATTAAAAAAAGCCGGGAATAAAGCTAAGGATCTTAGAATCCCTTTGAAGCGGTGCGGGATTTTAATGCTAAGCTCTATCGATAAAAATTTTAGAGCGGAGGGTAGGCCTAAAAGGTGGGCTCCACTTTCCCCTATGACTATAGCCATGCGGAGAAAAAAAGGAAGGGGAGCGAAAATCCTGCAAGATACCGGAATGGGTAAGGAATCTATTGTTTACGAAGTTATATCTAATCAGAAAGTACAGATCGGCACTAATCTTGGTTATATGAAGATACACCAGGAAGGTGGTTCAATTAAGATACCGGCTAGGGATATTTACCCGGTGAAAGCGAAGGTTTTACATTGGGTTGATCCGGGCACAGGGGAAGATATTTTTGCGATGCACGTTCACCAGAAGGCAAGAACGGCCAAGATACCACAAAGGAAATTCTTATTATTCCAGGAAGATGATAAGAAAAATATTGTAAATATCTTCACTGAATATTTAGAGGAAATAACCAGATGAAAATAGAGACAATTTGGAATAAGGTTAAAACCATTTTAGAAGAAGATGCTATTTTAAGCCCTTATATTAAAGTGGTTTATTCTGGGACCCGGGACGATATTCCGACAAATATGTTTCCCTGTATTATTTTGGAGCCTACTAATGCACCGGAAGAGGCAGTAACCATGCCCCACAATACAGAGATAAATTTTACCTTAACCATCTTTGGTTATATAAAAATATATGATGTTGATAAGCAGATAGTCGGAGATGCCACCAATAAAGGGATTCTTGATCTAAACTTTGATATTAAAAAAGCCCTGGGCACTTATATTGATCTGGATGAGGAATGTCTATACTTTAGCTTCCCGGATACCAGGTTCGATTTTAGCTCGTATCCGTTCCGGGGGGTAGAGATTGATATGAAAATAACTTTAAGGCAGAGCTTTGTTACTAGGGAATAAAAAGAGGGTGATCTTATGTTATTAAAATATAATCGAAGCAGAGAATTGGAAATAGTCGGATTAGGTATTTTCCAGCCTGATCAATTTGTGGTAGTTGGAGATGAAGAGAAGGCAAAAAAATATTTGGACTCTGGCTATTTCGATATAGTTAAAGAGAAAAAGAAAAGAGCTAAAAAATCTAAAAGGAAAGGAGTTGACAAATAATGGGACAAGGATCAAGAGGACACATCGGAATTAAAAAAGAGACTACCTGGGGCGAAAAGGTAGCGGGCGCTAATGATTGCTTTTTGCCGTTTTTATCTGAAACCCTAACCGAAAATATTGAAGAACTTTTATCTGCTGCACAAAGAGGGATACTTGATGAGCCAAAATCTTACCAGGGAGAAAAATCCTTTGGTGGGGATCTTGTAATCGAGGTTAACCCGCAAACCAGTTTCGGGCATATTCTGCGTAGTGCTTTAAATAAAGCGGCCACTGCAGAAGCTGCAGGTACTACTCAAACCGAATTAGAAGATTGTGAGGATAAGTGGGATGAACTGGTGGATGGCGGGGTAATATCCGGGGTGGATGCAGTTGATTATAAGAAAGGAACAAAATCGGTTAAATTGCAAGTTACCGCTGATGTGGCTGCTGATGATATTTTAGCTACGGAAGTATTGGGTTCAATAGATATGACATCAGATACTCATGTTAAATTATGGATAAAATCGTCTGTTGCCTGTGAAAATGCTGATGATCTGAAATTGAGACTTAGTAATGTAGCTGAATGTGATGGAGAAGAAGGCGTAACCATGAAAACGGTTAATATTGGAACTTTAGTAGCTAATACATGGACAGAGGTAACTCTATCTATTACTAATGATTATCTTAATGATGTTGATTCTATCGGAATCATAATGCATGGAGATATAGGCGAATGTACTATCCATATTGACGATGTTAGAAGAGTAGTAACCGGAGAAGCTGCCACCGCCAAACAGCATATATTTACTCCTAGACAGGCTACCGATTTTCATGCAGATTGCCCGATTAACCCATATACCTTAGAAGTTTACCGGGATCAAGGGAATGCTTTCCAATTTTTAGGGGCAATTGTTAATACTATGGCTTTAAATTTCTCTACCACCGATAAGATCTTAAAGGCCACTTTGGGGATCATTGCTAAAAATTTAGGCGATGTAGAAAAGACCGGTTTATCACTTGAAACCCAGAAACCATTTGTTTGGGAAGATGCCACGATCACGATAAGTGCAGCCGGGACTGTTCCGGCAGTGGGCGCTATGAATGATATAGAAAGTTTCAGCTTAACCTGGGATAATAAATGTGTGGCCAAATATTTCTTGAATAATACAGCTATCCCCGGGAAGATTATTAGAACTGGTTTTAGGGAAATACCGGTTAGTTTTGTTATTGATTTTGTGAGCAGGACTGAATATGATAATTTTCTTGCTGGGACAGAACGGTCTTTCACGATTAAATTTGTAGGGAAAAAAATCGATACTGGACCTCCAGCGTCTTATTATACCCTACAGATTGATCTGCCTTCAGTTAGATATTTGACCTATCCTATCAATATGCCCGGATCAAGCAGATTAATCTGTGCGGTTACTGCGAAAGCAAAATATGACGCTGCTGGTTATTCACTTTTAGCAACCTTAATTAATCTTGAAGATACAGGGGAATATGATGACTAAGGTAATAACCTAAGGGGTAGGGTAAACTTTCGCTATATAGGTATAAAATTTTAACGATTTGAGGGTATTCTGAATAATTATATTAAAAGAAAGGAGTAATTATGGCTAAAATTAAAATGCTTGATGGTAAGGAATATGAATTAAAATCTTTATCTTCATTAGACTTGAAAAAAGTAGATGAAATGAAAAAAGAAAACGAGGAGAAAAAGGGTAAGGGTATATCAGACTATGACATGACTTTTAAATTATTCCTTTTTGCCTTTAAAAAATTCAACCCCGGGATGAAAGATATGAAATTAGATAAATTTATGGACATATTCCCACTTGTAGGTATGGAGAATAAATCTAATGAAATAATGGCGATAACCGGATTGGATTTCAAGAAGGGAGTTGCCAAGAAATAGTCCGAACTTTAGCTATTGCCTATGGCTGGAGTTATGACGATATATTGTCAATTCCCTTAACAGATCTTAAAAATATTATGAGAGACGCAAGGATAATATCCGAACGAAAATTAGCTTATTTGGGAATAAAAAAATTATAATTTTATTTCCATAAAACTGTAAGATTAAATTTACTAATTTTAGAATTATTGGTTACCATAACTGAAAAAGTTGCTTTTTGTTTGGCAGCCAATGTTGAAGGATCAGCATAACCTGATGTGATAGATATAAGTTTATCATATTTATCAAGAGCTTGGATTTTTATTCTAACATCTGTTGCAATAACTTTGCTTGTATTTTGTATGATACCTTCAACGTAAATATAGTTACCAGTTTCACTTATATAATTAGTCCAATCAATAATTTTTATATCGGCTGTTGGTTCTGGTTTTGATTTTATTTCTGGCTCTGGCTCTATTTCTGGTTCTGTTTCTGGTTCTGTTTCAGATATTGTTTGAGGTTCAGGTGATTCTTGAGATGAATTAGTTCCTTGAATGATGGAAATGATATAGCCAAGCGTCTCATATTTGGAGATTAAACTTTCTTGGTTAGTAATACATATATTTTTGCCTTCTTGGTCTTTTACAATATATAAAGTTGCAAAAGAAAAATTAAAGAAAATTAGATTTAGAAAAAATATTAAGAAAATGATTAATAGGGAAAATTTAAACTTTTTCATAATAATATACCTCCTAATTTGGTTATTATTATAACATGTCCAAAAAAGGAAATAAATAGTGTGAGGTGGAATAATAATTGGCAGATATTTGGATCAATATTTTAGGTGATGCCACAAAATTAAAAGGTGCTCTAAGTGGGGCAGGCAAAGATGTAACCGCTTTTGGTGAAAAAATAGGCAAGATGGGCAGGACAATGACTATTATGGGTGGGGCGGTTACTGCTGCATTTGGAGCAATAGTTTTTAAGACT